TTAAACAGAAAACAGAAGATTTGGTGGGTCCTTATGAACTACATGACTTCTTCCTATATTATTTCTTACGTTTCGGTTTCCGGCCTTCCAAGATATTCTATCTGGCAAATATTGCATTCAAAGATATGTATGATGAAAAAACCATCAAGAAATGGCTTTCTACCTTCTTCCGTCGTTTCTTTAATCAACAGTTCAAGCGTTCTTGCTTGCCGGACGGTCCTAAAGTAGGAAGTATTTCTATCAGCCCGAGAGGAGATTGGAGAATGCCGAGCGATGCCAGTTCAGCCATGTGGCTTAAAGAAATAGAGGCCTTGTAAGGACGTCCTATCAATAGGCTTGTGCCACCGCATTGGCACAACTGTGCCAGCATGATGGCATGGTTGTGACAATACGGTGGCACAGCTGTGAGATGTTTTTTTATATTATTTCGGAGATAAGCTATTGATTATCAGCATGTGGTTATCGTAGATTCCTCTAAATCCTACATACAGCCCTACATGAGTAGAGTTTATACTGATTTTTTAGTAAGTGCAAATATAGATGGAAAATATAAAGTCACTTGACCCACTATTATACTCCTGATTGACCCATCAAAAAAATATGAGATTTAAGTAGAGAAAAATGCATTTTAACCCGGATCAGTTTCAGTTATAATTCTTTATAGCAGATACTACTTCTTTTTAGCATTAATCTTTCTTACAGAATCTCCTGTTAGTTCAATTTTGTGTGCAGTATGTACAATTCTGTCCAGGATTGCATCTGCTACCGTAGGATCACCAATTGCATCATACCAACTTTCGACAGGAAGTTGTGATGTTATTATGATTGATTTTAATCCGTGTCTGTCTTCTATTATTTCCATAAGGATTGACCTTTCCCTGGCATCCAGTCCTATAAGAAACAGATCGTCTAGAATAAGCAGTGAACACTTTTCAATTTTTTTCATTTCAGATTCTATAGTTCCCTTGTTTTTGGCCATTTTAAGCTGTCCCATAAGCTTTGACGCATTGGACTATAAAGTTCTGACTCCATTTTTGCATGCTTCATATCCTATTGCTGAAGCAATATAGCTTTTACCTGTACCAGAACTTCCCGTGATAAAAACATTCTGTCCGTCTTTTATAAAATCAAGAGATGCAAGTCTCTCAAGCTGGTTACGGTCAAGGTTACGTTTTATGGTATAGTCTATTTTCTCCATATATGCCTTATATCTGAAGTTGGCAGACCTTATCAGTCGCTCAATGCTTACATTGCGTCTGTAATCATACTCACTTTCTAGAAGCCATTTAAGGAATTCATCATTTGTCATACCATCAGAGGATGTTGTCCTACAGTCATTTCTGTATGTTTCAAGCATACCGTAAAAACGTAATTTGGAGAGTAATTCCATTATTCTGTCCATATTTTTTTCGACTGTTCTATTTGTTTTATTATTACTTGTCATTTTTATCTATGTTTTTAGAGTTAAAATAATCCTTACCTCTGAGATTTCTGTGTTTAGGGGTAAGTTCCGGAGCCTGTCCTTCCATTTGGACATGATACTTTTCATCTTCCCTGTTTACAAGAATACTTTCAAGCTCGTTGAATCCGAACATGCAGGATTCCATTGCTATCTGGCATGCAAGAACCATTCTGTCGTGTCCGAAACGTTCCACAAGACTTAATATACCATCAGCTGAACGTACTGCTTGAGCCGGATATTTTTTGGCTACGGCCACAAGCTTTATGTACTCCTCTACTATCGGATCGATTTTACGTGCCTTGCAGTATACATCATCCATTCTGATTCTGTATTCATGTAGTACTCCGGGAAGTTTATGGGAAGGTTTTTCTGAATATGTGAAAGGTGTATCATCCCTGCGATGTGTCGTAATGTGCCTGAATTTATGATATATCTCCACTGTATCCCCATCATACAGTAATTCTACAGTATCGCCGATATACTCTTTAGGGACACTGTAATAGTGATTGTTAAGCGACACATAACTGTTTCTCATGACAGTTGCCGTTTTCCGACTTTTTGATATAAATCTTGTAGTCGGTAATGTATGCAGCCTGTCTTTCTCTACCTCTATGAAACGCTCCTTACGGCTGTAGCTGCGGTTGTACATCTTTCGGCTGTTCAATGCATCCGTATGTTTCATTATTTCTATGTTCAAGGCTTCAAGATCATTGAATTTCAATCCTGTCATCTTTGAATAGACCTCCCTGTAAAGCAGTCTTACGGCATTTTCAACCAAAGCCTTGTCTTTGGGCTTGCGCACCCTTGCCGGAAAGACTACGCATCCGTAATGGTCTGCAAAAGCTGCAAAATCATCATTTATTACAGACTCTATTCCACCGGGCTTTGTTACGGCAGATTTGAGGTTGTCGGGAACTATGGCATTTGGTACACCTCCAAAATAATGGAAAGCATTTTCACACGCCTGGATAAGATATTCTTTCTTTTGTGATGGTACAGCCTCGTAATAAGTAATCTGGCTGCAAGGAAGTATTGCAGCAAAGACTTCTACGGGAACCTTATCACCTGTATTCCTGTCTGAAATATAGAGTTTGTCACCGGCAAAATCCACATACATCTGATCTCCGGCTATATGATCTATGCGTCCAACCGGTACTTTTACCTCCCTTTCACGTCTGAGATACAGGCAGAATGAACAATAGCTGTAACCTTGGGGACGGTTTCTCAGATACTCCTCATACAAGGACCTTCTTGTTGTTCCACGGGATTTAAGTCGTTTAATGTACTCAGGTATATGTTCTTGAAGATACTTATACTCTGCAGATCCTGTTGATTCGTTGTCAGTCTCCGTACCGAAAAGCTCGTGCAGATGATGCTCGTCCATTTTCAACAGGCGTTCCAACTCTATACCCATATCTTCGTATATATGGATATATCGTTTTACTGTATTACGTGAAATCTGAAGAGAAGAACTGATACTACGGATACTCATTCCTGACTGGTAGCACCGCAGTATGTGTTTGATTCTTATTTTCATTCTTTAAAATTTTTATTCGGTTAATAATACCGGGTTAAAATGCTTTTTAAAGTACAAAAAACAAGACTGAAATGTGGTAATTCTATAGGGTCAATTTTTATTATAATCTTAGTGGCTCAGTTTCGGTTATAAAGGTGGGTCAGGTCACTTTTACAATAGTGGGTCAAGTGACTTTATATTTTCCAGTGTAATGACAGAAACAGAAAGTTACGATCACCAATTGTTTAATACAATACAAGGTGGCTCAATGGTTACAGTGTTCTTCACTACAGGTAACATTATCAAAAAATCATATAGCAGTACTCTCCGGGAGCTGAGGCGAAAAATGAGAAATTATAGATAGAATGAAAAGCCTAGAAGTATTAAACTTCAAGGCTTTTCGCTTGATTTTAAGACGTATGTCTAATTAGACATTTCCTTTTATTTTGCTATTCTGGAAGGCCTTTCCCCTGTGCCTCGATTTTCTGCATAACACGCTCTTCTAATACTTCATTTGAAATGGGGATACCTGATTGCCCTAATTCTAACAAACATTGAATTCGGGTATTCTGTATAAGCTGGGCAACCATCTCATCATTGATTTTTTTTATTATATTAAAATATTTCTCATTACTTATAACACCAATAATAGGCGCAGAATAATCTTTATTTATGATATTATCAAGAATAAATTCTGCTTTCATACCGAAATAGTTATCCTTCCAAACTAATTCATCAGCAAAAACAAAAATTAAATATTCATTTATTATTGAATGATAAGGCTCTTTAGAAAGATTATCGAAAAAGTCATAAGTCATTTCTTTATTATCTATATTTTCAGCTTTTATAACGGCTATAGGAATAAAGTCAAATAAGTCATTACATTCATTTGTCATTTTACTCCATTCCTTTTCTGTTTGAACAGCCTGTGAATTACAAAAATGAGGCAGAAATAAATCTAAGTTAAACCGCATTCTTTCTTCTAACTCAGGCGTTAATTTAAAATGATTATAGAGTGGCTGTGTTGATATAGATGCTCTCCAAATAACAGACTGATGTAATAAATGAAAAACAATAATATCTAATTTTTTCGAGTAAAGACTATAATTCCCATTATCCCAATCTTTTTTCTCAAAATTCGGTGCAAATTTCTTTTTTTCTATTTTCTGAGTGATAGCAGAGGAATAGATTGATTCTATTCTACTAAGCCTCTTTTCACAATCAGAGCATAAAATATAATCTTCTTTTATATCTTCAGCACCTACATCCTGCCCATAGTTTTGATTAGGATCAGTGGAAATCGTAAATCCCTTCTCCTCACCTCGTTTGCCTATTTGTGATGACAAAAGAAATGCAGACGTAATATGTGAACCCAATTGATTAGCTTCTTTCTTTAAGCATAATTTACATTTAGCCATTCTTCAATTTTATATTCATTATAAGACCAGTTTCTTACTCCAAACTTATTATTTAGGCACCTATATTTCTAAAATCAGAGAACCATTCAAAATTAACCTAAGGCATTTTGTCCTTAATGCACTTTTCAAAATCGTCCTTAATATGACAACAATATTTTGGTACATTATCAAAGTTAGAGTAAGAAAGTTATTGAGTATTTATATAACAGTAGTAGAGAAATTCAAAAATATCTCCGTTATTGTTGTATATAACGGGAAAAAACACGCTACAATAAGCCCCTTGCTATTTTAAATAATGTTTAAAGAAATGCATCTTTTTTCGTCTAATATATGACACTATCCTTTGCTTTATAGGCTTTACAGTGTATGTAAGAATAGGGATTACAATACAGCTTATGAGAAATCCTATAGTTCCGATACATGTGTCATTTGGTGATTTTATCATATAAATTGCCAAGTAGATCAAACTACTAAAAAACAAACAAATGATAGAGTATAATAATATATGCATGAATTCTTTTCTTTTCCATTTTTTACGAATTTGCTCTTTTCGCTTTTGTTGTTCTTCGAATTTTATTTTCTTTAATTCAATGAGAGCAGCTTCCCCTTTCTTAGCTTTGACAAGTAATGCAGATTTTTCCCGACGTAAGTCTTCTATATTTTTCACATTGATAAAATCAATAATTTCAGTGATATTAGTGGAATTTATTTGCTCGGGTAATATTTCATGTTCTCTAATAGAATTGTACATTGAAATCTCTTCGTCCTTACTATAATTACTATTGTTTAGCTCATCATATTTATTGGAAGCAGATTTATACAAAAGAGACGTCATAATTAATTTTGTCTTCGTCACTATGTTAAATGATATAGGCCGCTTGCCTTTAATTAATCCTTTGTGTAGTTTAAACCATAATCTTGATGTAATAAAGTCAATATCAGAAGCGTAAGTAAAACTCTTCTCATCCTTAATTAATGGATGCCATGTTATAAAAGACGCAATTCCGTTGGCTGTCATTAAGATGCATCGACATCGTTCAAAACTTGTTTTATTATTACCACACCTAATATGATTAATAATAGAAAATTGCCTAAGATACTTAATAACAGTATCTTCATCAACATTAGGCCATTTTTCTGCAGCATCTCTTATTATTGTTGCCAATATAGAATCATCCTCAACATTGGTGATTCTCTCAGAAACAACATTATCTCTTTTATCACAACAAATATTATGTGTTTTTAGATGAGATAGAAACTTAGCCTTTTCAGTAAAGACATCACTTGGTTCATTACATTTACTTAAAATGACATTCATCGCAACTTCTGCTCGAGGTCGGATACGACCTTCTTTTATCATTATAGCTGCATTAAAGTAACTTTCTATTGATTTCTGAGTTTCTTCGAAATATTTCAATTCAATAAATTTTTCTTTTCTATTAGCCTCTTTCACTAATGAGAAAAAATCATCAAATACATTTTTATAAAGATCTCCATTATAACCAAAGGAACTAAACAAGTGTTCAGTATCTAAATAAATTGTAAGTTTACTATCCCAACTGCCTATAGAATTAATATCAGTTGAATCTGTTATATCCTTTACTCCTTGAACAATGATATAACCTTCCCTTATTTCATTTAGGTTTTCAAGAAATGCTTTTTTATTTTCATTGGCAAAAATAAACTGTGAGAAAAAACATTCTTCATGCTCTTTGGGACTTTTGAGTAAAAAATCAGCAAAACTATCTATTAATTCTGCTTTTTCATTCTGGGGAACCGGTTTCCCATTAATAGATTCATAAAATTCAAATAACAGATTGAAAACCTGTTGACATTTACTTGTCTGTCTTTCTAGTTCTTCATTAAATTTATTAACTTCAAGACTAGCTATATTAGCAACATATCCTCCGTTATTATCTTTGGAGACCTCATTACTAAGCCTTTTTTTAAGGACTGTCCTAATTACACTTTCTGGAATTTCAATTTCAAAATCATTTTTGAGTTGTGACTTTAATTGGTTTGTGTCAAATGAATAAAGATTATTCATTTGAATAGTTGATTGGACAAATTTTGCGATAACAGAAAATATGTCGAGTTTCCCATTGTCATATAAGCTCTGAAAAAGAGCTATAGAAGCAATAATGTTGTTTTTCATATTTCTCAATTGGATTTTAGTTACAAAAATATTGATTTTTGAAATAGAATCCTATTGTAATCAATAGTTTATTGTCTAATTAATCAAAAAATGAGCTTTATAGCTTTTGATGCTTTTAAAACATTCAATATAAGTATATAGCTATTCCTCGGTGTAACCTAAAATATATCAACTATGAAACTCACACTGAAACGTAAATTTCTCGGGGACAACTATACCATCGGGGATTTATTCATTGACGGTAAGTTTTTCTGTAACACAATTGAGGATACGGTAAGAGAACTTCCAGTTACTTGCCCATATACTTCCAAAGGACAATCATGCAAATACAAATGGAAAGTCTATGCGCAGACTGCCATTCCAGCCGGAACCTATAAGGTAACTATGGAGTACAGCCCGCGATTCAAACGGAAGTTACCACTCCTGCATAATGTTCCGCACTTTATTGGAATTCTTATCCATAGTGGAAACGATGAGTCAGATTCTGCCGGCTGTTTAATCGTGGGAAACAACACTATCAAGGGCAAAGTAACAAACTCACGGGTTACATCTGATAAACTGAACGCTATCCTTTCAAAAGAAACACAGATCACAATCGAAATCATAAATGGCAAGTAAGAAACTAGTCCCACCAAAGAACCTTCACATCGACTTTAAGCCTTCACCTAAACAGTATGAACTATGGAAACTACTCCAGCCTGAATGCCCTGTCTGTGGAGGTGAAATCGAACAAAAGCTGATAGGATACGATGTCAACCATAATCCTAAATATAAGCCACATTGCACAAAGTGTGGCAATTTTAATATACCACAACTTGTGTTAGGTGGGGGCGCGGCTGGAGGTGGAAAATCTTATGAAGGAAGTGTCTGGCTGATAAGTAGTTGCATCCGTTTCGAAAATATCCGTGCTGTAGTTGCTCGAAAGACATTGAAGTCTCTTAAAGAAAGTACTTGGAATACATTGAGAAGTATTCTAAAAGGGTATAAACTGCAAGAGGACGTACATTTTCGAGTCAATAACATAGAAGGTACGCTTACTTTTTGGAATGACTCAGTAATTATTATGAAAGAGATGTGCGATATACCAAGTGATCCTAACTTCGAACGATTCGGCTCATCCGAGTACACTTGTGCCTTTATTGACGAATGCTCTGAAATCTCCGAGAAAGCTGTTGAAGTCCTGTTTTCTCGTATTCGCTGGAAGACTCACGAAACATTCAAGGTTCCTAAAATGCTAATGACAACCAACCCTACAACAAACTGGGTACGAGGAAGATTTGTGCAAGACGAAAACGGTGACAAGGTAACTACGAGAGAAGGAGAATTTTACGTTCCCTTCAGTGTATTCGATAACCCAGACATCGCTTTCCGTCAAACCTACGAAGCAGCTCTAAACAAAATCAGCGATCAGGCAACAAAAGAGCGATTACTTTATGGTAACTGGGATTTTGTTGAGGCAAACGATATGGCGCTTTACAATCGGTTCGACGGAACCAAGCATTTGATTACCGGACTAAAAGAAAAGGTATATGATCCAACAAAACCTCTGATCGTAGTGTGGGACTTTAACGTCGCACCTTATATGTCCACTCTGTTGGTACAGATTGATTACGACAAGAAGAAGGTATATATTATTGAAGAGATACTGGGAAAGGCAGAGGACAAAGAGAACAACACGCCATCACTTGCCCGGAAAATAAAGAAAAAGATGTACCGTCAAAAACATATCGGAGGTTTGGATATAACAGGCGACCCTGCTGGACTTCAACGTTCCACCACCAACGAGGACGGCATTAATAACTATACGATTATAAATGAGACGTTGGGTAAAGGTATACTTCGACCAAAGATTAAGTTACTGAAGAAACAGCCACCACAGGCACCACGCTGTGAATTCGTGAACGAAGTGTTTAAAGGGTACAATGGCTGGGAAATAATGATCGACCTGCGTTGTCGGAAGCTTACTCAAGACTTAATTTATCAGCTAAAGAATGAAGACGGAACTAAAGGGAAGCCTAAAGTTACCGATAGCAAGACTGGAGTGAAGTACGAAAAGTATGGGCACTTATCCGACTGCCTTGACTATCTGCTGTGTTATTACCTTAGAGATGCATGGTATAAGTTCAAGAGTGGAGACGATAGTGGCAGTATACTTTCTACTGCAAATATTTCAGAAGGATTTAACTACTAAAACAACTAATATGTACAGACGATTTCTTAATGATTCCGATTACCTGAGTCTTCTCACTCCTGAAGCTCTTTCTCAGATAACCCGTAACGACTCCGAACGATTCATTCAAGCAGAGGAAGCGGCTGAAATGAGTATCGTGGAATATTTGAGCGAGAATTACGAAGTAGTGCGGGAATTGAATAAGGGTAAATACATCGCCCAGTATAACAGACGTATCACGTTTCCTGTCGGAGCACACATTTATATGGAAGACAAGATATATGAGGTAATACAGTCCTTATGTGGATATAAAGCCCCTTTGCTTGTTGAGTACTGGGAAGAATGCCTGGAACTCAATTTGGATTTAGAATCAATAAACAACTACTCCCAGTTTGGTACCTATTATAAAGGTAACGTAGTAAAGTACAATGAGATTTTATACACTTGCCTTCAAGATAACGGCTACAAGTTCAACAACATCCGAATCCCTCTTGTTTGTGGCTGGCTGGAAGCTCATTATTTTGATTGGGAACCGGTAGATTATAATCAGTGGGATGTAGTTAGATTTGAAGGTATTTTCTATACTTTAATGCACCATGATAACTTCGACAATAATATCACGCCGCTAAAAAGTGATAACTGGGGAGCTATAGATGATTATGATTCCAATTATAATGAATATGAATTGAACGGGCATGAATATGTCGTTTATGAAGGAAAGGTGTTCTATCCAGAACTTGACGTTAATTCCGACGTCCCGGAAGTAGGAAAGAACTTATCACTGCATGATCCACGTAATTACAATCTGAAAAAACACATGCTTAGATTGGCCGTTTATGAACTTACCAAGTTGATTGCTCCCAATAATGTAAGCGTTGTTAGGTTACGTGACTATGAGGATTCAATGAAGTGGTTGAATGATGCGGCTAAGCTACGTCTCAATCCACAGATTCCTAGAAGGCTGGCAGAAGATAGAAAGCCTGTAATGGATTGGCAACTTGCTACTTTTCAAACGGATTATGATCCGTACAAGAATCCGTGGCTAACCTAGAGTTTATTCTTCTTTTTTATTTCCTTATAGAACATCTTTTCTTCTTTAGGGAAAAAAGCGAGAAATAGGAACCTAGCTCCTTTAGCAAGAAGGGAATAGTCTTGTATTGCTTTATTAAAATACTCTTCAAGATTAATTAGATCATCCATTTTCTTAATTTGAAAAATCATTAGTCTTAGTTGAGCATTGCATACTAGTAATTTTTGAAAATCATACTTAAATCCGCTATATGCTACTTCTTTTACATGCTGTTTTTTGTTTGGGTTCCATTCACATTCTACAGCCAAAGGCACACTTGTCATCGTATAGTGATCTTCTTCTGTGTACCAAAGTAAATCATAAAGCCATTCGTGATTCGCAAATTCGACATCAATTTTCCGTAAATCTTCATCGGTTAATCCGTTTGCATAGACCTTATATCCTAATTTGTGACCTAGCATAGCTAGATTAACTTTAATCAATCGGGTATTAATAGGTCTCGCTCCTTTGAATATGTCACTTCGAATCTTTCCCAGCCTACGCACAATTTTTCGAGCGTGTGTTGTACTTAGTTTTACTCTTTCCCCTTCATAAATCAGCCATTCCATAGTATATAGTATTTAGTATAAGCCACCCGTAAAGCAAAGGTGGCTTATATCATCAATTTACTTCTTTGATACTTCAAGAGAAACTTTGCGGAATTCTTTCATCATCTTTTCTATTTCCAAAGATGCTTTGCGAGCACGCATACCAGCCGCTTTATTTCCTTTTTCTACTTGGAGATTTGCATCCTCAGAAAATGTAACGAATGCTTCATTTAATTTTTCTACTAACTCTTTCATATTTCTGCTGTTTATTAATAATGAGCTACAAAATTAAAATAAATAAATTACCTTTGCGCCCATTTTGAACAAAATTAAATAATCCTCTATGACGAAAGTAGACATACATAAATAGGGCAGGTTATTTTTATCTTCCTACGGCACTCGGAACAATCTATTTAATTTATGATGTTTATCCAACAGGCAAATGTAGGTTCCAGTCTCTAACTTTAGCTCAATTGCATTTTCTTTCCCTGGAGTCCCCAAAAGATTTTCTTTTTCCATATCAGCAAGAATAGCAACGATCAAATCTCCAGTTTCCGGATTCAACTTTTCATTTGTTTCAATTTCCGGCAATGACTTTAGATGCTCTATAAAACCGTTACTTAATGATATTTTCTTTTTCATATAATTGAAGTATTTAAAGCAGATAGCAGAAAAATGAGATAGCCTAAATTGAAGTATCCATAAGTCTAACAGGCTAAACTTGGACAGTCTTTTCAATGCATTACAACGGTGGTCTTTAGTTTCTAAGTCTAAGATATGTAAAGCACAGTTATCGCAAAGAATGTATAGTTTACCGTCGTAAATCAATGTGCTGTAGACATGACATAGCAAGATAGGAAAACAATATAAATCGTCATCGTCAAATTCAACCTCTTCAAAATCTAATCTGAGATTAAGTTGGGCTGCTACAGTTCGCAGTTCAAGGTAACTCTCATAAATACTTTGCCGTTTCATTGAACGGACTACTGTTTTGATGATATAAAAATCAATGTTACTCATGGTTATACATCGTTTTATCGCACCATAAAAAAGGTGCGAGACTCTTCTATTACGGAGCAGGAGGCTCTGACAAAGCCCAAACCCAATATAATAGTTAAGCCCGCACCAATTGGAGTCATATACTGAGAGTATATAGTCCTGGCACGAACGTTGAACACATTATTGGGTTATGAGTAAATTGTCAGATTTCCTGCATCCAATATGTTAACGTACTACGACGTTTGAAATGGATTTCTCCCCATTTCTGGAAGCAAAGATATAGAAATATTTAGAAAAACAAAAGGCATTGCTGAATACAATGCCTTTTACAACCTAAAGTTATATGAGTTGGTAGTTATATCAAATTATTGATAGTCATTCGCATCTCCTCGCACTTGGTATTCTTGAAGTAATGCTTTTGAATTGCTTGAATGCTATTACCGGCAAACTCTGCTACAACAATGGTAGGAAAGCCCGAATCTGCCATTTTTGTTATGAACGTTCCTCGTGCAGAATACCAGGTGATTTTTTCCGGGTACATTACCATGCCTCGTACACGTTCCAATAGATTATTGACCTTTCTTTCAATCGTTTTAATACGACTCTCTTTTTGCTTTTCAGTTATATGCTTTTCTTGAAAGATTGGAAGCACAAAATTGCCAACGCTTTTCTCCTTATATTTATTAATGATTTTCAAGGCTTTATCTGTAAGAACCATTTTTGCGCATTTAGTCGTTTTCATGCGCTCATAAATCAGCATATTCCCTTGGATGCAATCCCAAGTAAGATAGCAAACGTCCTTGTCTCCCATACCACCAGCGTAGAAACTAAATAAAAATAAGTCAAGGTAGAACTGTTCTTCCTCTGTAAAATAGTCACGGTCTATTTCCTCTATTTTTTGGAACACTCCATAGGGGATTGTTTTGGGTGTGACATTACCCCAAACCATTTTTTCCTTAGCAACATTAAATTGGGAAACTTTAGCTCCTGGAATTCCGTCCTTATTCGCATTTGAGCACATACCTCTAAGTAACCTTAATTTCGTGCACAATCCTCCTTTGTTTCCATTATCTAAACCTAGTTTTTCAATATAGGCTATAAAGTCTTTGATAAACTGTTCGTTTATATCACGAAAGAAATAAGTAGAGAAGCTTCTGCCATATTGTTCTA